AATGCTCCACCAACAAGTGAAGTCATAGCACCAGCAGTCATCTTAATGCTCTCTACAGTACCTGATATAGCACCAGCCATAGCCTTCTGTAGAGCCTCTCCTTGGACTCCTGTCTGTGCGATAAGACCTCTGATCTGATCACCCTGCTGTAGCATTACAGTAAGAGGATTCTGACCAGATGCAAGTGATACAACAACGTCACCAATCTGAGGTTGTAGACCGCGCTGTAGATACTGGATCTGACGCTTCTCTTCAACCTTCATGATCTGCATTTGCTGATCTTTATACTTACTTAACTTAGCAGCAGCAGCATCACCAGTAATACCTGCTTGTCTTAAATGTCTTTCATAATTAGCAATTGATCTTGCTGACTTTTCACTAATTCTAGAACCGTTATCTTGCTCTTCGTTAATGCTTCTAAGAACAGAAGCCATCTTCTCTTCTTCAATAGTTAACCACTTAGTAGAGTTAGCCATATCTCTATTGGCTTTAGTTACAGTACCAGATGTAGTACTAGTAGCACTTGCATAATTATTCTGTGCAGCAATTAGATCTTCAATAGCACGTTGTTCTACTTTAGCAGCACCTAAGTCAAATCTAGTAGTTGCCTCTTTAGTAGACATACCAGTTTGAACCATAGCAGCAATTTGATTTAATCTTTGTGTACTAGCGAGTACATCGTTGTTTGCTTGAACAATTTTAGTAGCAGCGGCTTCTGCACTTGCTGCTTTTTGATCTTCTGCTTTTCTGAATAAAGCAACAGCCTGATTCATCATATTAGCATTTGCTTGTTGTGCAACTAGCATAGCCTTTTCTGATTCTTTTAGATCGGCGTTTCTTTTCTTCTCAGCAAGTTCAAGAGCATTTGCTTTTGCTGCTGTTTCTAAATAAGTTGCTTGGAGTTCTTTTAGACTTCTATCAAATAACTTAACACCTTCTGCTGAAGATGGATCAATACCAGCAGACTTCATCTGAGCCTTAATCTCTGATGAAATTCTACTGTACTCATATAACTGCTTGGTACTTAATGAAATACCTGCGTTTAATAAGTTTGCTCTATTTGTTAATGACTCAAACTCTAGACTAATAGATTTGATTGCACCAATTGCACTATCAAATGGATTCTTATTTAGACTTCCAATGATGTCAAAGGCTTCACGAATTCTCTTTGACTGCTGTTCTGTACCACCACCAAGCATCTCCATCTGTGATAGAGCACCTGAGAAAGATCTAGTAAATCCTTGACCAAGATACTTACCTAATAACTCAAATCGAGTTACTAATCTTTCTACTTTATCACCTGTCTCAACTGAAGCATCACCAGATTCAGTAGTAGACTTAGCAGCCTTTGCTTCAGCCTCTGCTAAGTTAGCAGCAGCCTTTGCTGCTTTCTCTTGTTCTTTTGCTAACTCTTTAGCAGCCTTTGCTGCTTCTCTATCTGAATTTGCTTTTGCACTATTGATATTATTGAAACCTTGAACAGCAACACCTAGTGCCTCAATCTTCTTAATAGCATCATCTAGTTCTTTTGTTTCAACTACGAATTTAAGGCTGGTCAAATCCATTTTATACCTCTTTTAATATAAGTTCATTATGAAGTAGCAACCTAACTACTTTCTTTTTGATTATGTTTGGTTATTTTTAAACCAAAAAGAAAGCCCTCGGTTAGGAGGGCTTAGGTTATTTATTATTCTTTTTGTTCTGACGTTCTGCTTCTTTAGCGTATATCTCTAAAGCGATTCCATCTAATTTAGAAATCATCTCTACTTCCCACTCTTCTGGTTTTACTTCAATAAGAGTAAAGTACGAGAGTATTTCAGAGTACTGAATAGGGTTAATACCGAATCCATTACTTGTTCTTTTATTATTTAAATCAACAAACCACTTATACACAAACTGCATACTATGTGGTAACTCAAGAAGATCCTCAAGTTCTTTAGGTTTAATACCTGTTTGTCTTTGAACAGAAAGTAACTTTGACCTTAAAGAATTAGACCCGCCACCTAGTTTAAACTCTTGACGGGTGTACTCTATTAACTCTTCGAGGTCTTCGGCGTAAAATTTGTTACATCACTCGACTCTTGCATAATAGCATCACGAATCCAAGAGTGCGCTGTAAGAACCTCTGATGCCTTCTCTTTTGAGAAAGGAACTTCCTTGCCGTCTTCTGTAATACCTTCCCATCCTACAAGTCGAACTAAAGTAGATTCAACACCTAGTTGCTCTGCTTCATCAAGATCCATATCATCCAAATCTTTACCTTTGCGCTTTGCAATGGCTTGCTTCTGCTGATACTCTTGGAACTTCCTGCGGCTGTATGCTTTAACAGTACTAGACATATCACCTAGAATTGTTAGTTTAGCACCTGAACCTGCACCTGTAGGTAACTTTAGTTCAAATGTATAACCTGCTTCTGCTGCCTTAGAGAAGTCTTGCTTTTGTAGATCAAACATGAGTTGGTAATTCCTTTCGTTTATTAGTAAAAATAGATATAAAAATATCTAAGACTAGGTTCTATTTTATCACCTGTATTCTGCATTGTCAAGAGTATATAAGATATAAAAAATCCCCCTACCGTTAAGTAGAGGGAAATTCTATTTGATTAAATACTAATCAATTATTAGGCTGCTAGTGAGTCCTGAATAACAATTGTGGTTACATCAGCAGAACCTGTTGTAGGATTTAATAGTGCTTGGAAATCACAAGAAGCAGTAATACCTTGCTCACCGTCATCCTTGGTGAAACTATTGATCTTAATACGTGGAAGTGTAATGCTCATGAAATCAGCATTAGCAGTATTATTTGTAGTTAAGGTAAAGATTACTGAAACTTCTGTTTCATTCTTGAATGCTTCACGAGCAACAGCATCTGTGAAGTAAAGGCTTAGACTACCGTCTACAATAGCGCGACCATCAAATGACTCAGAGATTGAGTTGCTACCTAGAACTGTAGCATTGCTGATATTACGGTTGATGTTAACTGAAGCATCTGTAACTACAGCAACTTGAGTACCGTTGAAAATAACAACACCGTTAACACCTGCGAATACACCAGAACTACCTAGTGCTGTTGGAGTAGTGAAGTACTGTGTAGTACCTGTAGTGTTAAGATCCTTGCCCATGAAGGAAAAGTCAACAGTAGACATACCAGTTGAAGGGATACTAATACCTACTGTATTAACCTTGCAACCTGTGTAGACTTCTGATTGAGCAATGTCAGAGTAAAACTCTTCTACTGTAAATGAGTCAGAAGTATGACCTGTTTGTGGTACAAAAGTCTTCTTACCAAATACGCCGATAACACCTGCTGCCGTAACTGAAGTAGTAGTGAAACCAGAACCGTTTAGAACAACGAATGTCATGGTTAGAGCAGCAACAGCAGTAATGAGCAGGTTCTTGTTTAGATCACCAGCAACCGCACCAGTACCAGCGGTAATACGAATTACGTCACCAATCTTGAAACCGTCTGTAATCCATGAGCCTGAAGGACGAGTAAGAACAGTAGAAGTTGCTGTGAAAGCAGCAGCAGTACCTACACCTGTGCCAGCACCGGGAGCAACGAATGCCTTGGCTAGAGCAGCAGCAAATAGGTCTGAGTAAGAACCGGGAGATAGTTCACCAGAGACAGAACCATCAGCAGAACGTACACCATGTCGGAAGTCTGACATTTGGTAGTCTGTACGAATTTCGTCTGACTGATAAGCATCTTTTGTTAGATTGAAAGATGAAGTAACTCTACGTAGTAAGCGACCACCAGTAGCACCTGCGAGAGTACCGTATGTTGATTCCTTCTTAATTGCTACTTGCTTTGAAATACCTTTTGCAATTGGCATAATTTTATTCCTTAAAGTTTAATTTGCAAATTTACTTTAATTCAGAGAGGTTAAAATACCCCTACAGAATACTGTATAAGAACAGGTACTATAATTCTATCTCCAATGATAGAAGTTCCTGCGATTTGTGGCGTTCTAATAATAATTATTTCGCTTGCGCCTTCTACGAGAGTTGTACCCCTCTGAAAATAACTTCTTACTAACTCTGCTCTTGTTAGAACTTCTGAAGTTCCTTTATTACTTGGATAGCAGAGAAATACTTGGAACTCTCCTACCTCTCTATAATACCCATCCCCTATAGTAGGGTTGTCTGGTTGGTTAGGTGATAACTGTACTTTTTGGTACGGTACACCTTGAGTTGGGGTAAATGATACTGCTTCATACGCAGTCTGTATAGAAGGAGTAATGCTATTAAGTGTCTTTTCAAAAGCCTTTTTAATATCTAATATAGCCATTAGTTTCCTTCATCAAAATAAGATTTTAGATCTACATTATAAGCACTAAAGATAGCATCAAATACAGGCCCATAAATACCATCTGGTGCTTGTGAAGAATATCCATTCTCAAGACTTCCAAAGGTAGAGAATGGAACTCCTGAATTAGCGATATAAGGTACACTATTGGTAATGTAAATACTGTCACCTAATTTAAACTTAGGAGTTACCTTCTTTGCTCTATTTTTAATATTATCAGCACCTGCATCATTCGCAAGTCCTGTGAAGTAAGGATCTTCCATGTTAAGGGTCATCTTCCAACCACCCTTAGCGTGTCCCGGTCTTGGTATAAGATTGAAACTCTTTTGACGAGCCTCAATATTGTACATTGGGTTCATCGTACCAAAAGGAGTAGTGTCGATAGCCTTTACTATAATATTATATGAAAAGGTAGTAGCCATCTTCATTAGCCTACCTTCAACTTCATTCTTATAGTCAGTTATCTCTTTAAGTAACTGTTTAGTATTCATCTCTAGTTGCATACAAAAGCCTCTTAGACTACACCAATGATTCTATATAAAACAATTGAACCTTGAGCAGCATGACTCTGTACAGAATCTACTTTATAAGTTTTAGAATTGAAGATAATTAAGTCTTGTGGCTTAGGTACAAAAGCAAGCCCACCTGCATACAAGTAAAACATACCAGTATCTTTACCAATTAAATTTGGATAATTGAACTGATTTACATTAAGATTTTTCATGTAAATCTTAACAGTATAACTAGTTTCTGTATTAGTTACAGATCCAGCATTTACATCATACGTACCTTGAGTAACTGATTTATATGTACTAGAAAGACCATTTCTTTCAATAGCCTCTGATGTAGCCTTAGCAAATACATTCATAGTTGCACCTTAGATACTAAATGGATCGTCATTTACAGGATAG